TCCGAAAATGTACAAAGGGACGGCAAGCGAATACGTATATTTCCAGTTTGTCACGACTAACGGCGACGACTACGGAGACGACAGAGCGCGGGCGGTCGTGAGTAACATCCAGATTCACTGGATTACACCCGCCGATTACGATTATCTGGAAAAACAGAACCGTATCCGCAAAGCGCTTGTCGATGAAGGTTTCAGTTTTCCGTATACGACAGAGACGCCCGATGTGGAGACAGACAGGCACATAATTTTTGAAACGGAAATAGAAGACTGTTACGCGGAAGTATGACCGCATAACACAACCCGCGGGTGCGGGGCACACCCCCGGGGAATATAAAAGCCCCGCATCCATATTTTATAAGAGGAGGTAAAGATTATGGCAAAGATCGGTATGGAGTATGTGTGCTCCGCAGAGCTGACCGAATCCCATACGGGCGGAGAGTACAGCAGAACCTACGCAAACGGCAAGTACTGGGGCCCGTCGTCCAGTTTTACGGGTTCTCCGACGAACGCAGACGTCAAAGATTACGGCGATGACCGTGCTGTTGAGACCGACACAAGTATGACGGGCGGTTCCCTGTCCGTGGAACTGAACGAAGACACCCTGGAACTGGAAAGCTGGCTTCTGGGTCATACCTACGACAGTTCCACGAAGAAAATGATCTGCAACAGCGCAGACGTCCCGCCTTTCCTCGGCACCGGCGCAATCGGCAAGTCCCGCAGGAACAATCAGACGGTTTACAAGACTGTCGTGTATTATAAGACCCAGTTTTCCAACCCGGAGGATGGCCTGCAGACGAAGCAGGAAAATACGTCCTTCAATCACACCACTTTCAGCGGTTCGATCTTCGAGTGCGAGGACCACGCATGGAAGGAAGTCCAGGAGTTCACGACTCTGGACGCAGCAAAAACGTACATCAATACCCTTTTCGGTATTTCATGACGTTCAGAGCCTGACGGAGTGAGACAGTAACAACGCAAAGCCCCGCGGCGGCGTCTGCCGCCTGCCGGGGCGTTTTTTATAAGAAGGAGGCCACATCAATATGAGTGCATTAAATCCGCAGGGTATCCCCTGCACATTGGCGGACGGGAAAGAATATCACTTCATTTTTTCATTGAACGCCATTGACGAAATCGAAGATTCCACGGGGGTAACACTTCGTGAAAATATTATCAATCTCACGGACGAGAAGAAAAACAGGCAGGCGATCCGTGACATTGTTTCCGCACTTGTAAACGATGAAAACGGGAGAAGCGGAGACAAAACGCGCATTACACCGCAGGAGGCGGGATATCTCGTGACGCTGGAAAACATGCTGGCGGTGACGCAGGCGATATTGGAAGCATACGGCATTTCCATGCCTGATAAAGAGGATCTGGGGGACGATGACGGAAAAAACTCGAGGGGCGGGAAGCGGAAAGATTGAACGTTGCCCGCCTGCTTTATATCGGATCGGCAAAAATGGGGCTTTCAGAGGAGAGCATCATGCGGATGACGCCGAGGAAGTTTTTTAAGATTTACGCGCAGTTCCTCATCGTTTCGGGCGTCCGTAAAGAAGGCGATGAATACGCGATTGACATGCTCCCATAAGCGGAGCACTTCCGGGGCGGGTGAACCTTCACGGGTTTCACCTCTCCGGGTTTCCCGTGAATAAAACAAATATCGTGGATTGAAAGAGGCGCGTCCGGGCTTCGAGAAGCAGGACCCGCAGGCGCGGAATTTTCCTGGCGGGGTCGAGCCTGATATTAGATGTGGCCGTCAGGTACCCGAAAAATAACGGCGGGGTTCGGGCGCGCCTGTTTGAGTTCATGATAGTGAAAGGAGGCAAATGTATGGCATCCAATAAGATCGGCTTCGTGCTGGCGCTCGACGGTGAGAGAGAATTCACTGCCCAAATCAGGACGGCGAACAAAGAGGCCAATGCACTGAAGGAAGGCTTAAAAGGCCTGTCTGAAGAGTATAAGGGCAATGCGAACAGCATGGAGGCGCTTGAAAAGAGGCAGGAAAAACTTGTCGACTTGCAGACGAGATACAAACAGGCCGTCGACGCAGCCAAAACCGTACAGGAACAGGCTAAAAAAATTGCCGACGAACAGGCGGAGAAACTTCAGAAGTTACAGAAAGAACTGGACGAGGCGTCGAAAGCACAGAAAAAAATGGCGGATACCGGCGACACGTCGTCTGACGCATACAGAGACCAGTCGAACAGGGTAGAGGAGCTGACGCAGGCGGTCAGAGAGCAGACGGCGGTCGAAACACAGGCGCGCGGAAAGCTGGCGGATTGGAATAAGACATTGACGCAGAACGAAAACCGCCTGAAAGCGACGACATCCGAGCTGGAGCAGAACGGCAAATACCTTGACGAGGCAAAACAGAGCGCGGACGGGACGGCCAAATCTATTGATAAATTCGGCAAAGAGCTGAGTGACGCGGAGAAAGAAGCGCGCGAATTCGGCGACGGAGTAGACGACGCCTCCAAGAATACAGGCGGTTTCGGGGACGCTCTGAAGGGCGCCGCCACTGTTGCCGCAGGTAACCTCATGTCGGCAGGCCTTTCTAAGGTGAAGGACATCGCGGTGGACGCTGCAAAAGCGATGGTCCAGGTCGGGTCGGACTTCGAAAAAGCCATGTCAGAAGTAAAGGCCATTTCAGGCGCATCCGGGGCGGACCTTGATGCAATGGACGCAAAGGCCCGGGCACTGGGGTCATCCACGAAATTCAGCGCGAAGGAAGTGGCGGATGGCTTCAAATACATGTCCCTTGCAGGATGGGACGCGCAGACGATGTTGTCGTCCATTGACGGCGTTGTCAATTTGGCAGCAGCGTCCGAAATGGAACTGGGCGAGGCGTCCGACATGGTCACGGACTACCTGTCCGCATTCGGACTGGAAGCGTCATATGCCGGCAAGATGGCCGACGAGATGGCCTACGCGCAGGCGAACAGCAACACCACGGTCGCACAGCTCGGGGAGGCTTTCGGGAACAGCGCAGCGCAGGCGCATACGATGGGGCAGTCGATGGAGACCGCGACCGCCATTTTGGAGGCGATGGCCAACCAGGGCCTGAAGGGATCCGAGGCAGGCACCGCCCTGAACGGCGTCATGAGCCAGATTGTCAAAAACATGAAGGACGGCTCGATTGCGATAGGTGATACCGCAGTTGCCGTAACGGACGCGGACGGGAACTTCAGAGACCTGACTGACATCATGGGCGATGTTGAAAAAGCGACATCATCCATGACGGAAGAGCAGAAAGCCTCCGCATTGCAGGCGGTTTTCAATCGGACTTCCCTGAAAGGCGTAAACCTCATCCTTTCAGAGGGCGTAGACAAAATCCGCGGATACAAAGACGAGCTTGAAAACGCGAACGGCGCAGCGTCCGATATGGCGGATACCATGCAGGACAACCTGCAGGGGTCTGTCACGGAGTTCAAGAGCGCAGCGGAAGGTCTCGGGATTGCGATATACGACAGGATATCCAAACCTCTTACGGACATCACAGATGTGGCAACAGATGTGATGGGATCGATTACAGAGGCGCTGACACCTCCTCCGAAATCGGATCTTGAGACATTCCTCGAAACCGTTCAGGGGGAGATATCGGAGACGCGGGAGAAAATCGAGAGTCTGGGCGACATTGAAATTTCCGCAACAGCCGATATTGCCGAAATTGAGGCATACAGGGGCGTCCTTGAGAAAGCGACTAAGGACGAGGAGCTGTCCGAATTCGAAAAGTATCAGTTGAAGGCAGCCGTCGATGCTCTGGGCGATTCAATCCCCGGGCTCCGTGATGCGTATGACGAAGAAACCAGTTCGATTAATCTTACAACGGACGCCCTTGACAAACTTCTCGATTCCACGGAAAAGCAGATACGGCTGAATGCGTATAAGGATACTTTTTCGAAAGCATACGAGGCAGAGGCGGAAGCAGCGCTTGAGGCAGCCAAAGCACAGAGCGCCCATGACGAAGCCGTGAAAGCCCTCCGTGAGTCATTCGGAGATCTGAGTGATGAGGAATTCGAATCGCTCGGAGTCATGGATGCAAACCTCGCGAAACTGACCGCAATAGGAATGGCGTACGGCGTGGACTCCGGGGAAATTGAGAAATACCGGCAGGAGATAAAGTCCACAGAGGCAGACGTCAAGACGGCAAACGACGCACAGGCAGAGGCCTCCGAATACGTAGAACAGGCCCGGTCCGCGTACGAAAGTCTGGCGGGCATGACAATGACCGCATCGGAAGCGCTCGGGGATTACGCAAAGGCCCTTCAGGAGTCGGTAGAAGCGGATAAGAATGGAGCGGACGGCACAAAAATCCGCGCGGACGCAGCGGACAAACTGGCACTGGCTCTTGAAAACGGTATCATAAGCGAGAAACAGTTCCAGGAAGCGATATCATACAACAATTTCGAGAAAGCAGCCGAAGGAGCTCAGAAATACGGTGAGGCCGTTCAGGGGGTAGTGGTATCCGAAGAGGCATACGGCAAAGCCAGGAGACTCAGGGTACAGGCAAAACAGGCGGAGGAACAGGGAGACAGGGCTTCCGCAGCGTCTCTCCGGGAACAGGCAGCGATGCTTGAGTCCGGGGCCATGTCTTATGATAAGGAAACAAAGGCGATTGGCGCAAATACGGACGCCACAAAAGAAAACGCGGACGCCCTGAACGACACCGCCGAAGCGGGGCAGGAAGCAGAGGACCAGGCAAAAGCGACGGCAGAGGCGGAGAAAAAGGCAGCCGAAGAGGCACAGGCAAACGCGGACGCCCGCACTAACGCCCTTACGGACATCAGGAACGCCTATTTCGACACATACAACAGCATAAAGGACAGCGCGCAGATTAATCTTTACGAGAAGTTCAACGGCGGGGATGACTCGACCGTAGAGGAGATGATTGACAACCTCCGCAGTCAGAACGAGGGCATGAAGCAGATGCAGGAGGAATCCCAGGCGGTCATTGACGCGTACGGGGACGTCCTCGGGCCGGAACTGATTACAAATCTGCAGAGCATGGGAACGGACGCAGCGAACACCTGGCATCACATGTTCGTTACCATGAGTCAGGACAACGCGCCGGAGCTTATGTCCGAAATGCGCGATCTCATTCTCGAAAACATGGACCTTTCGGAGGGAATCGCGGAAGTCGGCGCAGGCGCGGTAACGGCGTACCAGCTGGCAATGGGAGAGCTCGGGAGCACGCCCGTTGAGTGGCAGGGACTCCGTGACTCCGTTAAGGAGATGACTCCGGAACTTGACAAGGCTATATCGGAAGCACAGAAAGCGGGGATTAAGATCCCGAACGGACTGGCAGACGGCCTGAAGTCCGGAGAAACGACGGTCGATTCCGCAATTAAACAGCTGAACAGCGCGGCCAAAGGAACGCTTGACGGGCTGAAAGAAATTGCGACGCAGGAAGGAATCGAAATTCCGAAAGCGATTTCGGAGCAGATTTCCGCAGGCGACATTACGGGCGCGGTTCAGTCCCTTGCTTCATATCTCTCAGGGTCCGACGCATTCGAACAGGCAGCGAAAACGGCAACGGAAAAGGTCGGTTCCGGAGTTGAAGAGGGAACCTCCTCCGCCGGAGAGGAAGCGAAGAACGCAGGCGCGGAACTCGGAAAGCAGACGGTCGCCGGATATGCGTCATATGAAAATGCTTTCTACAATCACTCCGTTTCCATGGGGCAGAACGCGGCCGACGGATTGGGATCGAAAGCGCCGGCGGTAAAATCGAAAGCGCAGATGATAGTAGACGGCGCGCTCACAGCCCTTAATGACGCAAAGGAGAAATATAAGACAGCGGGTTCAGATGCGGGCGGGTCTTATTCTACCGGGCTTAAAAGCAAAAAATCCACTGTAGACACCGCCGGAGGCACGCTGGCAACGGCCGGAGCACAGGGGGCACGGGCAAAAGCCGGGGCTTATATTTCCGCAGGTTCGGGAGCCGGAAGCGCGTATGCGACAGGTGTTTCTTCCGGGCGCGCGCAGGCGCAGGGCGCTGGAGCAGGACTTGCAAGATCCGCAGAGGACGGCGCGAAGAGCAGAGGAACATCCGGTTTTATCCAGGTCGGCAGAGAATCCGCGCGCGGTATGGCGGTCGGTATGAGGGAGATGTATCCCTCGATAGAGGCGACCGCTGCCGAAATGGTGAACCGTGCAATTCGGTCGGCAAAGGCGAAAGCGGTGATCAAATCACCGTCCCATGTTTTCCGTGACGAAGTCGGTTATCAGATTTCCGCGGGCGTTGCATGGGGTATCGAGCAGGGAACACCGCTGGCGGAGCGCGCGGCGTCCGATATGGCGCTTAAAACCCTTAAATCCGCTTCGTCATGGCTGTCCGATTACAGAAGCGAACGTTTCCTGTCACTGAACGAAGAAAAATGGTACTGGGAACAGGTCGCACGTCAGGTGGATAAAGGCACGGAGGCTTACAGACTCCTTCAGGAGCAGATGACGAAGTCCCTGTCATTCACGGCGGGAACAGGACGCTGGATGACACTTGAAGGCGTCGGCATGAACGGCATGTTTTCCGCGGACTGGGTCAGGAAAATGACGGGCATGTCCATAGAGGACTGGGGTAAACAGTATACCCGCAATTTCGGCGTAATTCAGGAGGCGGAAGAGTCATATGACGACTATATGGGCAGGGTATACGAGAGAGCCACGGAGTATATCTCGGACCTTGCGGAGCTGACGGACGTATCCGCGCAGGACATGGTCGACATGAGGGTGAAACTTACCGCCCTGACATACGGGACGAGCAGTTACACAAAGAGCCTGAAGGCGCTTGCAGAGGCTCAGAGGGAGTCCGTACAGGAAGAGCAGAAAACACAGCAGGCGGAGCTGGAACATGCCATAGAACGGCAGGAATATGCAAACGGCCTGTTTGAGAAATATCTGGACGAAAGAGACGAGATTGTCTCCGATTACTACGAGAAAGTACAGGACCGCGCAAATGAATATTACGACGCGGTCGCCGACAGACAGAAAGACATATTGTCAGACTTCCGTCTTTTTGAAGAATGGGACAGCGAAGGAAAGACCGGTGACGTACTCCTGAAGAATCTGGAACAGCAGGTCGCGGGGCTTGCTTTCTATTCCGAGCAGATGCAGGCGCTTGAACAGCGCGGAATCCTGTCACAGGAACTCATTGACGAGCTGAGAGAGATGGGCGCGGATCAGAGCGCCAACATTTATTCACTGGGGCAGATGTCAGACGCGGATCTTGCCCGGTATCAGGCCCTCTACGACGAGCGGGAGAGGCTGGCACGGGAGGAGTCAGAGAGACAGAATCAGGCGATGCTGGATGACTCCCTGAAAGCCCTGAAGGAATACAAAGACACCGCCGAACAGTACATGTGGGACCTGTTTTATGCATATCGTGATCAGATGCAGGCCTACATGACAGAGATGATGGGGATTGCCGATTTCACTTCCACTTTCTGGGTGAAAGACGGACAGATGACAGGATGGCTGAACGACCCGGAGAACAATAAATACAACGCCGACAAGAGCATCAGAGAACTCCTTGAACGGTACGGCATTGTTTCAGGGTATGACACGAGCCTGTCAGAGATCATCTCCCGATATGCGGGCGCCTGGAATACAGACGGCATGAACAGCGCCCTTTTGAACGAGCAGGTACAGGGATTAAATCTGAACGCCCTGCAGGCATTGAACGGCGCTCTTTCACAGTATTACGACGGCGGAACACATATTACGGTAGACAACAGCAGTCAGGCAATGAGCATGGCGCAGATGGCCGACGCGGTTACAAAACTGGTCGCCATTGTTTCATCTATGACGGTACAGCTTGATACGGGAGTTGTCGCGGGCGCCCTTGCCCCGGCAATTTCGGAGTCATTGGCAAGTGAAAGCCTGACGGCTAACGGCGGGCTGATATAACAAACAACATGAGCGGGCTCTTTTCACAGGGCCCGCGTTTTATTAGAAAGGAGGGTTTTTCCATGTATATAAGAGTATCTGACGGATCGAACGCCACAAAGACGAATATCGATCTTACAGGCACGGAGCAGTGGCGGGTATCTCTCGGGGCGCGGAGTATCACGCAGACATCCACGGCGGGGACGCTTCAGGACGCCCGGAACAGCCACGGCACGCTTCCCCTGTCCCTGACTCTCATGGTACGGGGCGGGACGAGGGAGAAGAACCGCGCGATAATCAGTCGCATCATTTCCCGCATGCAGGGAAAAGTTCAGGTCGGGGGACTTGACGGATACACGGGCGTTGTCTTTATCGGAAACCTGAAGAGCTACAGCGTAAACCCGCAGTCCGCCCGCTGGCATACGGTCACCCTTGTTATTGATTGCGAACAGTGGATAACGGGGGCACTTCCGATATTACAGACAAGACGGCTGAAACAGGGCGATGATTATTATTTCTCCCTTCTGGATTACCCGTCTGCGGGATGGACGACGATAAAACGCGGAACGAAGGCGGACGGAAGCGACGCCACGACAGTACAGGAAATAGGCCCGGACGAGACACCGATTGTAGACCCGTATACAAAAGACTGGATGGGAATATACGGGGGCATTTCCCAGTTCGATGCATTGTCCGGAGAGAGTGTCTTCACCCACATCATCACGGAGAGCCACGGAGACGGCGACACGCCGGGTCTCATCCCGACGCCTGTTTCCTTCCGGGTAAAACCCACGAGCGCCGGCATGGAAAGTATCACGATAGAAGCCACGAGCGCAGACACGCCCGACAATAACTGGGTGATTGAGCTTGAAAACATAGGGGATGGCTATACGTTCGAATTGGTCGCACCGCGCCCGGGTTCCGGCGACTTTTTCACATTCTACATGCTGGACGCATCGGGCACGGCAATAGAGGCGGACAACATCGTGAAGAACATTACAAGATGGCCCGTATATGCGGGCGGGAGCATGACAATCAGTATCACTGGCGTTTCAGAGGACGCGGAGAACGGCTCTAAAATCAATTTCACATTTACCATGCCCGCGCTGAAAGCCCTGTAAAAGGAGGTGGAGTCATATGCTCGGCGCAATTTATATGAAGAGCCCCGACGGGACGAAATACGGCGGAGTCGCCGTATCAAATATCAGATTCACCCATGACTACGAAGACGACGCCCGGACGCTTGAATTTTCCGCACGGCAGGAGAACCTCAAAAAGGTCTTCGGATGTGTTCCCGGTACGGAATGGACCGTGGATACGAAAGACGATAACTGCCCGGCTCCGTATACCGTGAAGAACGCAAAACGGGACCACAGCGGATCTGTTGTATACACGGCACGCCTCCTTCCCGATCTGGACGGCACGGCATATAAGAATTTCGCACAGACAGGACAGCTGAAGAGCCTTATCCAGGTCCCGACGGGCTGGACGGTCGGAGGATATGCGCCCGCCGTCTGTATGGATAAAATCTCACTCATGAAAGACGGCACGATGCTCCTGTATTTCCTGAGTCAGTGGGACAGCTACGCGGGGAATGCGACATGGGAAAAGTATTTTAGCGCAACGAAGCGCGGTTTCTACAGCACAAAGACGGACCCCGACGACGGATGGAACACGGCGTACAAAGAGTACACGGCGGATTATCAGAACATAACGCCCGCGCAGATAAATGAAAAAGTTTCCGAGCAGGCGGTCTGTCATCTGTCATGGGACTACCGGAAGAAGAGAGTCATGATCACGGACGCCTACAGAATGCCGGAGCCGACAGGGGTACTGATTGACGGGGCGAATCTGAAAGAGTGCAACAGGGCGGAGAGCTCCGAGGCGCTCTACAACGGCATTTTGGCAATCGGTAAAGATGATTTATACCTGACGACGGACGAGGGCGCCGACGAGAACGGCATCATCTGGGATCGGACATACTCGCAGACAGACAGGGTCTATGTTTTCCAGAACACAGGCGCAGAGACGCGGGAAGCCCTGAAAAACAGCGCACTGAGGGAACTGGCGATCATCAGCAAGCCGGATATTACATACCGTATCAGTTACGACGCACTTGTCCCGGGACTTACGGAACATTTCCCGCAGGCGGGGGAGAGCGTCATGGTATACGACGGACAGACGGACACATCGGAGCCGATGCTGGTCACAAAGTCGGTATATTACCCGCTGGAACCGGGCAAATCATCCATTGATGTCGCAGGAACCCGTACCGCATGGGGAAGGTTTCAGAAAGCGTATGCGAAAGCCACGCGGAGTATTCAGGACACAATCAACGCCGACGGAACCATCAAAGTATCCAGAATCATTACCGCACTTGGAAACAGCACGGTACAGCAGACGATAAAGGACATCGTCTCTGAGAGTTCACAGCTTCAGGATGTGGAGAACGTCCTCCGTCTGTCATCCGCGGGCAAAACAAAGGCGCAGAGAGTCGCTCAGGTCAATTCAACACTGGACATGACGGATACGAGCGGGACGGAAGACGAGCAGGTCACACGGGCATATAACGCCCTTGCCGTTTCCTCTTCCGCCTCTACAGGGTCGGAAGTTCTGGACGGATATGAAGACAGAATTTCCGATCTCGAAACCTGGCAGAGCAGTATCGGGACGGTGGATATCACTCTTACACCCGAGGAGACGGTCTCCAGACATCTGTATAACGCCTCCACGGGGCAGGAGTACGGCGACAACGTCAACTACGAATATCGGAAATACAGTGTCACGCCCGGGGAAACATATCTGATAACGGGAAGCGCTGCCTATTCCGCAAGTTACTATCCCGCCTGCGCCTTCTTTAAGGAAGGGCAGACATACCGCCTGTCCGTTCACGGGACGGACCCGAACACGACGTATACCGACCTTGCCGTCACCGCACCCGCGGACGCCGACTTCATGATTGTGCAGAAATGCGTGTCCGGCGTATCCGTCACGGCTAAGACGAGCAAAGAGCTCACAGACGCGGTCGCGGAAGTAATGCAGATGTCGGATACCGTGAATGAAACCTCCACGGACGTGCAGGCGCTGAAAGCAAAGATATTCTACCCGCGGAACACCGACGCCGTCATCAGGGATGCTCTCAGAAATCCCTTCGTATTGAAGCCCCTTGACAAAGGATATGTCAGTTTTGTCTTCGACGACCTGCGGGATCAGACGGACAGCATAGCCTCCATTTTTGAAATGTACAATATGCCCCTCTGCCTTGCATGTATTCCGGCCCGCATGGGTGTTATCGGCACAGGACTCACACAGTCGCGCGGAAATTTCACACCGGGCATGTATATGTATGACGTCGTGAAGCAGGTCATAACGGACGGAGGGGAAGCCCTGGTACATAACAGCACGGTGCTGAACAGATACAACCAGTTTGATTATGACACGATGTACAGCTACTTTTTCGACAGCAGAACGGACCTTGAGCACTGGGGAGAACCTTATGTCGGAAAGGTACGGGGAATCATCAGAGCAGGCGGGGCGGACATGATTTCGAATTCACCCGAAATAGACAGATGGCTTTACAATGAATACGATTACTCGGACATGGGATCCCACCCTGAAATGGAAAATTATACATGGGAGAGGGTCACGATAAACCAGCCCCTTGCCACAATAAAGTCACTCATTGACGACGCGGTCACGAACAAGAAGTGGCTCAGGTTTTACGGCCATGATTATTCGTACGGAGAGGGACAGACGCTGACGGGCGAACAGGACCTCATGGACATTCTGGATTATGTACAGCAGTCCGGTATTGAGGTGGTCACATACGCGCATATGTACGATACGTTCGGCAGTTCCGCACTTGAGGAAAAACTGAAAGCGCTGATTAACGCATAAGAGGACACGCATGAAACCCACGGGGGACGGATAAAACCGCCCCCTTTTTTTATGCAGAAACCGCCTCCGAAAACGCATATTGTTAATAGATTAACAATGTCCACGAGGCCACACGCGGACGAAAAATTCGCGGGGCGGACCCGCAGAAAGGAGCGGGGAAATGGACATCGGAACAATAATCGCCATGAGCGGTGTCGCGGTCGCCCTGGTATTTCAGACGATAACGACGGTACGGACAGGGAAGAGAGACAAGGCGGAAGAAAGCTCTCAGATCGCGATTATGGTCACAAAGCTGGATGAGGTCCAGAGGGGTATTGACGACATAAGAAAAGAAATATCCGACATCAAAGCGGATGTACGGGAAGATCACGACAAGTTAATCCGTCTGGAACAGAGCGTGAAGACTTTATGGCATAAGGTAAACGGCCCGGAGGAGCGGGCAGAAAGGAGCGAAGCATGAAGAAAGGTATTTTTACAAAGGAATGGTTTTACGCAGCGGGAATCCGTGCACTGAAAACGGTCGCACAGACGTCGATAGCGATGATCGGATCTTCGGTGGTTCTGTCGCAGGTTGACTGGCGCGTAGTCGCCTCTGCCAGCGCAGTGGCGGGGATCCTGTCGATTCTGACGAGCCTTGCGGGGCTTCCGGAAGTGGAAGGCTGAAGGAGGTGTTGAGAGATGAAAAGTTTCATCGCATTATGCTCATTCTCCGGTCCGGAAATCGAAATGCGGGTCGGGGAAATCAGAGAACTTGATGAGAATGCGCCCCTCATTCAGGCACTTGTCGCGGTTCGGTATCTTCAGGAATACAAGTCATCTACAGGGCTTCCTGACGTTACGAGCGCGGACGCGGGCAAGGTTCTGACTGTAAGCGCAGAGGGCGCCTGGACGGCGAAGGACGGCCCGCAGGGTATGCCCGCAGTCACCGCATCGGACGCGGGGAAGGTCGCGGTAGTCAATTCCAACGGGGTCTGGATCGCCGACGAGATCCCGAGCGCGGAAAGTTCGAGCTATTAAGGGGGTGTTGTTATGACGGGAAAGAAGATCATACTTGACAGCACCCTTACGGCAATAGCAGACGCGATCAGGGCAAAGACGGGGAAAACCGGAAAGATGACGCCCGCACAGATGAAGACGGAAATCGGGACGCTCTCCAAACCGTCCGGGACGAAGACCGTCTCCGTATCCGCAAACGGCACGCAGACGGAGAACATCAAGAGCTACGAAAACGTGAAGATTCAGACGAACGTCTCCCCGAATCTGACACAGCTGTCCGTCACACAGAACGGAACATACACGCCACAGACGGGCACAGACGGCTATAACAGCGTCACGGTCAACGTTCAGGGCGGAGGCGGAGGAGGAGACGAAGCGCCGATTATTATACTGGCACAGAGCGGACCGCAGAGCGCACTGAGCACCGGCGCCACCGCAAAAACGAACGGAGGCACCAGGCCGACATCACTTGCCGGGCTTTTCTCCGGCTGGAAATATCTGCAGGGCGCGGACATCTCCGGGCTGGATACGGCGCAGGTGACGGACGTCTCATACCTGTTTTCCGGATGCGCGATGTTACAGTCGATAGGCAACATCCAGATGCCGGCCTCCGGGTTCCAGTCCGTGCAGAGAGCGCAGGGCGTCTTCTCCGGATGCGGTTTTACGAGCCTGGACCCGACAGCTTTTATACGGGGGGCACAGGATATCAGCTACATGGCGGACTACAACGAGAGCCTGCAGACGGTCAGTTTCGGAGCCGGCAGTCTGTCAAATGTTCTCAGGGCGGACAGCATGTTCTGTATGGATTCCCAGATCCAGACGCTCGATTTTTCGAACACGGGGCTCCAGAACGTCGAGCACATGGCTTCCGCATTTTCCGGATGCGAGGCTCTCACAACACTTATCCTTTCCGGATGCAATTTCGCGCATATCACATACGACCCCGACGATGGCGGTGGCTGGGACTACATTTTTGAGGGATGCATGTCACTCGCAGATATCCGGACAGACGGACAGACGGTATTCCCCGATGCACCTATCGATCTGTCGGCGACGGCGGTTCTGACGGCACAGAGCCTGCAGAACATTCAGAACGCGCTCCCGCAGTCACAGAACGGCGCCACGCTGACGCTGAACACGGCGGTATACGACAGCGCAGACCCGAACGTCATCACGATGATTGAGAATAAAGGATGGACAGTCGCATCGTTCGATCCCTACGGCGGGGAATGATAATTGACAAAAAAATAACAATAATACAGGCGGGGCGGGCAATTCCGCCCCTCTTTTAGAAAGGGGGTAACGGGCATGTACAGAGTACGGAAATCATGGGCGGATGAAAAAAGCCAGACCGGAGCTTTCTCCATTAAACAGAACGCCATCGCATATGCGGATCATTTCCAGCAGACCGTCTACGACGACAACGGGCGCGCGGTATATACCGGCATTCCGACGATGTGCTATACGGCAAAGCTCCTGAAAAACGCGGGGAAATACAAGAAGGGGCAGACAGTCACAGTACTCCGCGGACAGGACAAGCGGTGGCTCATTTTCCCGGAACTTATCGAAATTCAGAAGAGCGCCATCAATCTGACAAAACAGCATTACGACTCGAAACGGAAATTCACGAGAGCGGAGGCGGAAGGCTGGGTAAACGGGAAAGGTTTCAAGTCAGAAACGGGATATCTGCTTTGGGCTTCCAAATACACACAGCGCGCTTACATTTTCACGGGCAAAAGGAAAGAGTGGAAACTGCTGAAGACATTCCCGTGCGGAACGGGAAGTATCAAAGACGGGGACGGTTCAGACCCGGGTATCTACCTGAAAACATCGGCAAAGATCTGGAATAAGGGCGACACGACAAAGCCGGGAGTACAGGCAAAGAACAGCACATGGAAAGGCCCGCGGGGCAATCAGCGCTGGAACATGCATTACAGCTCTCCGGGCGGGAACAGCATTCACGCCGGTACAACGGGGCGCCCGTCTACGCATGGATGCATCGCATTAGGGTCTAAGGCATCGCCGTGGGCATACAAAACACTGCCCATAGGCACAAGAGTCATTTTGTATTAAGGAGGTGACAGGCATGGCACTGAAAAACATTGCACTGAAAATAAACAGGCTCATAAGCAAATACAACCACTACAAAGGCAACAACGGCAGGAAGTATATCGTCATCCATTATGTCGGCGCGCTCGGAGACGCCAAAGCCAATTGTGAGTTTTATGCAGGCGGGAACAGAGGAGCATCCGCGCATTATTACGTCGGTTTTGCCGGGGATATCTGGCAGAGTATCGAGGAGGAGGACAGCGCGTGGAGCGTCGGCGTAAACTACGGCGGTGAATTGTTCGGCACGTGCAACAACCGGAATTCCCTCAATATCGAAATGTGCGTCCGTAAACGCTCTACAAAGACCATGAACGCGACGGACGGCGACTGGTATTTCGAAGACGCAACGGTGAAGAGCGCGGTCGCATTAACGAAGATGCTCATGAAGAAGTACGACATTCCCGCGGAAAGAGTCGTCCGTCATTATGATGTGTGCAAGAAATATTGCCCCGCTCCGTATGTAAGCAATAACGGCAAGCACACATGGACAGAGTTCAAAAAGCTCATCGGAGAGAAAGGCGCGGAAGTTGCAGAGGTCGCCTGGTACAGAGTCGGCACGGCATGGGAAGACGGCGTCTGCATAGGACAGATCGGCGCGTATGAGGTACTTGAAAACGCGATTAAAGTCGCGGAAGCAAGTGATCTGACAATGCGGGTGTATGACAGCAAGGGGACTGTTGTATACACGAGCGCGGAAAAGCGCCCGGTTACGGGGACGCAGGCAAAGGCGATTACCGGTACGGAAGCGGAAAAAGCGCAGAGAATGCTGGAACTTGTCAGGAAGACGGACGAGTCGGGCATCTTATGGTCCGTCACGACCGCGCAGATGATTCTGGAGTCGGGGTACTGCGGAACGGATCTGGCGCAGGGAGCAAATAACTGTTTTGGGATGAAGAAGAGCCTTTCCGGGAATACCTGGAAGTCCGTCTGGGACGGTGTCTCCGTATACAACAAAGTTACCGCGGAGCAGGACAAGAACGGAAACGAGTATTACATCAAAGCAGACTTCAGGAAGTATCAGTGTGTGGAAGATTCGATCCGTGACCATTCCCTGTATCTCATCGGAGCACAGAACGACAGCGGAACGGGTCCGAGGTATCCGGGCATTACGGCGGTACGGCCCGCAAAGAAGGCGATTGAGATGATAAAGGCGGGCGGATATGCCACGGATGTGAACTACGTGAAGAAAATCATGAATATTATCGAGCGGTTCAATCTGGATAAGTACGACGCAGACTGCAGTCCCGTAGGGGCGCCTGCGGCGCCTGTGCCCGGAAAGGAAAACCCGGGGCAGGTGACTCCGTACAGAGTCCGGAGAACATGGGAAGACAGTAACTCTCAGGTCGGGGCATACGACGTTCTGCAGAATGCCATCCGCCACGCCGACAGGACGGGGCTGACAGTATACGACGCAAACGGGAAAGCCGTCTACACAGCATCTCCGACAGCGCAGGGCGGGCGCGTTCCGTTCATGGTCCGTGTCCGTAAAGAGCATATCGTCATCCGTCGTGGCGCGGGTCCGGCATATGCGGAAGTTGACGAAATCCCCATCGGCACATACACGATAGTTGAGACGAAGCAGCGCAAGGGGCACACCTACGGGCGTCTGCTCTCCGGCGCGGGCTGGGTTGACTTGATGTACGTCGAGAGGATATAATAACGGTGAGGGGAGAAATCCCCGAACTTGAAAGCCTTTTTTCAGGGCGGAATTCTAAAATCAGAAAAAGAGGGCAGTGAATAAAATCACCGCTCTCTTTTTCGTTGACCTGCCCTGCATGAGTAGGTATACTTATAAAAGGAAGGAGGGGATGTCTCCCTTCCCCCTTCCTGAGCAGGGCAATAGATATCAAAAAGAACGTAGAAGGAGAAGAGGACAGTGCACAGAGCGCCGTCCTCTTTTTCTGTCAATAATACCACCCGCATATAACGAGATCATACTGGGCGTATTTAAGATAATCCTGAAGAAAGATGATATCCCCTCTGTTCGTCCCGCAATGTTCCTCCACATACCTTTTCACATCCGGGTCCATGAGAAAAAGTATCTGATCCCACAGCCTGAAAATCTCATCCGCGATAAGGTCGATATTGTATGGGTCGTAGTATGTCTGCCCGCCGTCCAAAGAAAGACACCTCATTCTGTATACCTCCGTCTGTAAAAAAGGGCCTACTGGATTGTTAATATTTTAACATAAACCGCCCGAATTGACCAGGGAAAACGGGCGGAAGGGTGTGAAAAAATGGTGTGAAATGGTGGTCCTCTTTAGAAAATAGTATAGTGAAACAACGTGAAATCTATACTGTTTTCTAAAGAAACCGATGCAAAATCGGTTTAAACCGTTCTTGATTGACGGTTTAGAGAATGTAAACCGTTCACGAGAGACGAAAAGCGCAGAAAACGCGGTAAAACCGCTCATAAACCGCTTTAATTGAGGCAACAGCGGGCATTTTTGCCGATAAACCGCCCGTGTTTAAGAATCGGAGGCGATGCGACCGCAAAGGCGGGCGGAACGTCTCCGCGTAAGCCAAAACCACGCCGAAACCATCCCATAATTTTATTACCGCGAGTCATGGCGTGGCAGATCATGCCGGTATCCGAACAGGAACAGGCAACAGCATTCTTTTATAAACAGAGCAGACAGCCGTCCCCCGAGGGCGTGGCTGTACGGTATGCAGGCACTTTTATCCTTTCAGAAGAATGTCCCTTCTTATGTATAAAGAAGCAACAGAGAACAGGACAGACGGCGTCTCCACTCATACCGGCGACACGGGAAAGAGGGAAGAAAACAAAAGTCCGGCACGGAAAAACGAGACAACAAAACCGTGCAGAACGGAAACAGATAATCATCCCGCATATTATATAAAACAGACACGCAAACAGCCCCCATACAGCGCAAAAACAGGGCTAAAATAGCGGGAAATACAACGGATACACAACTTTTCACATGGGAAAAAGGCGCCCATCCTGCGCGAAATAACGGGGTACAGAACGATTACGAAGACGACGAAAAAGGAAACTGACACAGCATTGAAAAGAGGAGGTAAGTGCGGAACGGATAACCGGTTCAGCACGCATTTCACAAGGGGTGGCGCGGGAACATGCGGAACGCTGAACGGGTACGGAGTACAGCACGGGAATATCATTTCATGCAGAACGGAAAAGGCAGGAGCAGAATGCGGAACGGGGTACGGAGTGCAGCACGATTTCCGCTTCCCGAATTGCATTAAAGTCAGGACGGAAACTGGGTCATTCTGCAATTTTTCCGAATGAGCAAAATTCTGCTGAAGTAATAAAAATATTATTCTTATGCACGGAAAAGGCGTCAATGTAATAAAAATATTATTACTATGCACGGAAAACGGGCGTTTTGAGGTAATAAAAATATTATTACTATGTATTTACCCCCGTTTGAAGTAATAAAAATAATATTACTATGATTCATGGGTGACTTTTGAGAATAAAAATATTATTCTAATACAGGGGAAATATACCCCATTCAGGAGGTTAATCATGAAATACAGGAGCATTGATCTGTTCGCGGGTATCGGCGGAATCCGCATGGGGTTTGACAGGGCTTTTGGGAAGGACATCGAAACGACTTTTGTCTGCGAGTGGGACGAATTCGCACAACAGACATACCGCGAGAATTTCCATGATGATTTTGAAATAGCAGGCGACATCTGCGCGGTAGATGAAAAGGATGTGCCCGCATTCGATATCTGTTTGGCTGGGTTCCCCTGCCAAGCTTTCTCAATCGCAGGAACGGGCGGGTACGGACGGCAGGGATTCCACGATGATTTCAACGGCAGGAACAGGGGGAATCTGTTCCTGGAAGTCGTCCGCATATGTGAGTATCACAAGCCGAAAGTCATTTTTTGTGAGAACGTCAAGGGGCTGGTTCAGCACGATAAGGGGCGGACATTTCAGGTAATAAGGAACGCATTCAGAGAAATAGGATACCAGGTATATTGGAAGGTCCTGAACAGCAAAGATTTCGGCGTTCCGCAGAATCGAGAACGGATATACATCGTGGCGTTCAGAGACGACCTGAATGTCGGAGAATTCCGCTTCCCCGAGGGAACGGGAGAGCCCGTCTGCATAAGGGATATATTGCAGGATGCACCCGTGCCCGCACGGTATTATCTGTCGGATGTATACGTGAAAACGCTCAGAGAGCACAAGGCACGGCACGAGGCAAAGGGGAACGGTTTCGGTTATGAGATTCGTGATCTTGACGGAATTGCCGGCACAATCGTCTGTGGCGGAATGGGACGGGAGCGGAATCTGATCATCGACCCGCGCCCGCACAGCATGACCCCCGAGACCCATATAAAGGGGCACATAAACACGGAGAACATAAGAAAAATGACACCGCGGGAATGGGCGCGGTTGCAGGGCTTCCCCGATGATTACAAACTGACATTAAGCGACACGCATTTATATAAACAGTTCGGGAATTCGGTAAGCGTGAACGTGATCGAGGCAATAGCGGAGAGGATAAAGGAGACACTGGAAGGATGATTAAAGGAAATAAAGGGGAATGGAGTGAATTATACGTGCTTCTCCGTTTATTGGCGGATGGGCGTCTTTACGCAGCAGATGCGGAATTGAAAAGACTGGAAGAGGCGTATTCTGTCATATTATCCATTTTTAGAAATGAAACGAGTACAGTACGCCTGGAATACCGCCCAAACGAGACGGAAAAGGAAGTGGCGCTGTATTGGAACGGAAGCAAGATTAAATCAATCCAGTCCGATATTTTAGCGCGGTATGCCGGTACTATTTTTGCCGGAATGGAAGCAGGAGGAGACGGAGACAGCTCCTTTGGAATAGACGGCGCACAGGACATAATGGATGATTTAAAGACAGAAAAGCTGAAAGCGCCCTCCTCGGACAAAACGGATATTCAGATGCGGATACACGACAACATGACGGGATACAACGCCGTTGTCGGTTATTCAATCAAGTCAAAGATGGGAAGCCCCTCGTCGTTGTTTAATGCGAGCGGGGCGACAAATTTTCAATATGAAGTAACCGGTATTACAGACGAGGACGCCCAGAAAATAAACGACATATCCACAAGAACAAAAATTATTGACCGCATTCATGAAATAGAAAAGCGCGGAGGTGCCATGACATTTACAAAGGTAATAAACGACACTTTCGCAGGTAATTTAATGATGATAGACTCCATGATGGAAGACATTATTTCCCATATGCTGGTTCAGTATTACAAAAACGGGAAAAATCGATGTGCGGAAATCGCGAGAATACTGGAACAGGAAGACCCGCTCGGATACCATAGGGATGGAATATACACTTATAAGATAAAGAAGTTTCTCTGTGCGGTCGCCCTCGGTCTGAAACCGTCCAAGAAATGGGATGGGTTAGATGAAGCGAACGGCGGTTATATTGTCGTGAAGAAAGACGGGGATGTCGTCGCATATCATCTATATAACAGAAACATGTTCGAGACATATCTGTTAAACAGCACCCGTATGGAGAAAGGAAAGACGCATAGACACAATTTCGCCTCCATATATGAAGAGGACGGGAAGAAATATATCAACCTGAATTTACAGATTAGGTTTATTTGATATGGACAGACACACGCCGGAACAACGGCGCCGGAACATGCAACGGGTGAGGTCCAAAGACACAAGCATCGAAATCACTCTTAGACGCGCTCTGTGGGCAGAAGGGATCCGATACAGGAAAAACTACAAGGGAGTCCCCGGACATCCCGATATAGCCATTACGAGGTACAGAATAGCCGTCTTCTGTGACAGCGCCTTTTTCCATGGAAAAGATTACGAGACACGAAAGAAGCCCGCGACGAATACGGAGTTTTGGGACAAAAAGATCAGACGGAACATGGAACGGGACAGGGAGGTAGAAACGCAACTGCGGGCGCTCGGATGGACGGTTCTGCGCTTCTGGGACGACGAGATAAAGCATGATTTACCCGGGTGCGTGCAGGCGGTGAAAGAGGCAATATTCGATGCGGAAGTGAATGCATATATATAGGAAGAAACTCATTCGGCACATACGGCAAAAGTTAAATATTTAACAAGGGAAAACGTCCGTTTTTTTCGCTTTTTACCCCTTCTGGCAAAAGCATATTACGATAAACGAAAGGAGTTTATCGTAGTATGATAAGCGCGGAAGAAAGGATTGCTGAGCTGGAAAGGGAAGTGCAGGAGTTAAAGGACGGGAGCAGGATGCTCGGAAAGAGAGACATCATGGAGATTTACAACAAAGGATCGGATTTTGCTCTCCGGTTTTTAAGAGTGGCGAAGCGCGCCGGGTACGGCGTCAAGGTCGGCAAAGAGTATTATATAAGTCGTTGTAATTACGAAAAAATGATGCACAATTATGCCGGCATGTCGTTGGAGATATGACGGTTCGGAGGGGGTAATAACGAGTCGCGGGTGACTTTCTTGGGTGACTTTGCCATCTCAGACGCCAAAGAATGCCGTAAAAACGGGCATTTCAGGGCATGGGTTGGCATAATCGTCAATTATAACAAGTAAGCCGAAGAGGCGAAAATAGGGGCTGAAAAAGCCCGTAAATACCCCGTTTTTGGTGGTTCTGCCACTGGAAACGGGGTATTGTTATGCTTTATAATGTTCTGCGGGTGACTTCCACGGGTGACTTTTGGGTGACTTTTGTATACATCAGGAGGGAACAGACATGGCAAGAAAGAGCGACTACGGGATATGGACGGACCCGCGGAAACCGCAGGCAAAACAGCGGGCGGACGGGAAGTGGATCTGTGTCGCAAAGGCGTCGGCGGAATTCCCGACGGAAACCGGAAGGAGTAAACAGTTTAAACGGATAGCCGACACGAAAGAGGAGGCGGAAGTCACGGCGTGGACCGCCCGGAATAAATGGGAGAGAGAACAGCGGTTAGGAATATCTAACGACAAAGAGGACAGAACAAAGCCTCTGAAGATTTTGATGGAGGAACATCTGAAGGAGCGCCTGAAACACGCCGTACGATACGGGGGCAAGACATACAGAATTTTATCCGGAAGTACATATAAAAATTATGTGCAACAATTAAACACCTGCTTTTATAAAAGCCGGTTTTCGGAACTCCAGGCGTCCATGATTACACTACCGAAAGTGAACAATTTTTTAAACCTGTGCGCAAAGGGGCATAATTACAGCACCCTTAACTGTACGACGGTCTGTCTTAACTCTCTGTTCGCGGAGTTATATTACAAAGGCCTCATACCGGAGAATTTCATGTTATCGGCAAAGCCGGACATTCTGCCGGAAAAGAATAAAGATGAAATCACAAAGGAATATTTAACAGACGACGACATCAGAACCATTTACAATGCATTTAAATCAGACCACGGACGGCATCGGCAATATGCCGCGTACATTTTGATGATCGAAACGGGAATCCGACAGCAGGAGCTTTTTGCTCTCCGGTTACAAAACATCGATAAGGAAAACCGTGTTATTCTTATCAATACCGCCATTTCGGAGCGGTTTACAGAAACGTTTCTTGAAACGGGGAAAGGGAAAAAATACGAGCTGTACGAAAAAGAACTTAAAGGAAAAGAAGGCAGGCGCCTCTTAAAAATATCCGATTATTCAATGGAGGCCATAGAGCAACTGGAAAGACAATTGGAACAATTATGCAAACATAATCCGCGCGGGCTACTTATGCCTATATATAAGAACGGAGAGTGGAACTACCTGACGAATTTTGAAAATAACTGGATCGCGGATTGTAAACGGTTAGGCATCGAAAGACCCAAAAAATTTGGCCCTCACAAGACCCGTCATACAGGTACGACTATAATGGAAACACGGACGGACAATAACACTCAGGCCATCATGCAGATGGTGGGACATAAGAGCGAGGCTGTACACCGCATATACACGCACCAGGACGTCAAAGCCGTGCAGGCCATACAAACGCCCATGGAGACGCTGAAAGCCGAGGAAAAGGCGTCTGAGAAGGCGGAAGAGGCACGCAAAATAGAAGGGATGACGGAAGAGGATAAAGAGCTGTTTCTTCTATATAAGAAACTTAAAGATAAATTCGGGGACCTGTAACAGGGTCCCTTTTTTCAGGCTGTTTCTCTTCATAATTTCTTAAGAATTACAACGTAATATATTTACACAAATATGTTGACATTTAAAAGCGGGCGCGGCATAATGTAAATGACAAAAGAGATAAGCGCCGAAAGAAAGGAGGTGACTATATGGAGAGACGGAAACCGACACTTTCCGAAATGCGGAGGTCGTCGGGAGTGACACAGTCGACGCTGGCGCGGGAGATCGGAAGAGAGCTGACGACGCTGCGGAACTGGGAAACGGGCAGAAACCCGATATCCGTAATTGATGCGGAGCGCATCTGCGGAGTACTGGGATGCACGCTGGCAGACATCGACTGGACGCGGGAATACAAAGACAAACACCCGCAGGCATAAAATACCACACATATTTACTTCACATTTTCTCCGGCATTCTGCCGGAACGGAGCTCACATCTGAAGAGCACGAAACACTCCCAAAAAAAAGGTGGTCCGCAAAACGCATATTACTACTAAACGCCCCACGGGGCAGAAAGAAGGTAGTAATAACGCATGGGACCGGAAAAGCAGTTTGAAAATCGAATAAAGGCACTGATCAAAAGGACAGGGGGCTTCTGCTTTAAGTATTGGGGCGGTTCTGCCTCTAACGGCAAGGTGTTCACCATGAGAGGCCTGCCCGACATTATGGCATGTATAAGAGGCCGTTTTGTAGGCATAGAGGTCAAATCGGAAACAGGCAAGCCGTCCGACATACAGCTTGAACGCCTTCAGGAGATACGGAATGCGGGCGGAGTCGGTATAATCGCATTTCCGCAGGAAGAGGACCTGATTGTCTGGATGATCAACAGACTTTCCGCGGGTCAGGACGTAACGGACCTGCAGAGGGAAATCAATATGATGGCGGAGGGACATTATGCGAAGAAACAGAAAAGTCATCGAATATCACAGGAACGAAGTGGCGGAATACTTCAGGGGCGAGATTGAGGATCATATCCTTTTTATAAAACGGATGCTGAAACCGCTCACAGCACTGGCGACATACAACGCGGAGACAGAGGACGCTGAGGTCAGAGCCGACCGGGCGGACGACATGAAGCGCGGAATCGAGTACAGACTTGGAGAGATTACAAGGGAGGTAGAAGAACTGACAAGGCTTATAAAAGGAGGGAAACAGAATATGCAGAATTGGATAAAGGATGAATGCGCGGCGTACTTTACGATGACGGAAGAAGAGCTGGAAGGGCTTCTGCAGAAGCAGGAGGACACGGACGCGCCGGAAGATCCGGAGCTGACAGAGGAACAGGAACAGGCGCTGTTAGAGGAGGAGGACGAGATACTGGAACGGCTCAGAGACATCGATCCCGCATATGACTACGTTCATAGGATTTAAACACATCACCGTCGCAGGCGCGCTCCGAAAGGAGTTGCGGGTCCGAGTCCCGCAGACGGCTTCCCCGCAATAACGCGGGAATAGAGCAACATATATATAGGAAGGAGAAATTTCATATGACAGTAAAGAAGGGAAAAATCAGATATTACACACTGCTGACACCGGAAAAAAACGACAGGGAGATCACCAGAGAGGAGGCGCGTGAGCTCCTGAAGACATCATATATCGACGACCAGGTGGACGAGGTAATCGATAACCGGCATCCTTTTCAGCTCAGACTCAGGGACGGGAGTATCGTATACACGGCAACGGAACTTGAGGGCGAAAAATGGGGGCAGAGGGTGCCGGCGCCGGGACTGTACACGGTATGGGATGACGAGTCAATCGTAGACGATTAAAGCACACAACCGTCGCTGGAGCGCCGAAAGGTTGCGGGTCCGATTCCCGCAGACGGTATCGGGGTGAATTACCTGCGCCCCGAACGCCACTTTTTCCAAAGAAGGAGGACACATAGCCCGGTCACACGTTAAATGCAAAGTCCACAACCGCATCTCAACCGGGACGGAGGCAGAGGACACTGCCTCCCGTGGATACCGGGACAACTTGACGAGTGCCCTCCCGTATGCGGGCAAGAGTCCATACGGGGGCGGGCACGGGTAAAGAACATTCACCGTTACAGAGCAAAGAACGAGACGAGAGGCGGGGCGCACATCCCCGGAACGGTTTACCCGTCAAATACGAGGCGGGCGGAAACCACATATTATATCTACAAACAGTCATTGACGAAAGGAGAAATAAGCCTATGACAACACAGAACATTCAGACAGCGCAGACCCCGACACAGGGGCAGACAACACAGGGAGCTCCGACAAACATCCACGCAAAGCTGATGCATGTACGCAACACAATCAAATCAGGGAAGGAGGCGTACAACTCGTTCGGGAAATACAGCTACCGCAACGCGGAGGCGATGCTTGCAGGCATTAACCCGATCCTTCAGAAGTACGGACTTACGCTCGACTTCTCCGACGAAATCCTCTTCGTCCCGCCGAGCAGGTATTACATCAAGACAACATGCACGGTACACGATACTGAGAACGGAGAAAGCTATTCTGTGACCGCACTCGCAAGGGAACAGGAACAGAAGAAAGGCATGGATGAGGCGCAGGTCACCGGGAGCACAATGACGTACTGCCACAAATACGCGCTTATGGGCATGTTCGCGATCTCAGATCCCAGCATGGATCCCGACAGCATGAACAACACGCAGGCACAGACACAGTTCCAGCCCGCACAGAACGCGCCGCAGCAGATCAGAACCGCAACGCCCGCACCCGCACCGCAGGGATACAACAATGGCGGATACGGCACGTACTACGGCAACAACCGCTCGTACAGACAGGCATAAGGGGGACAGGCATATGGCAAAAGAGAAAGCCGTGAAGGCGACGGAACAGACGACAGAACCGGTACAAGCACAGGAAAAACAGACCTGCGATAATCCCGGGAGTATCTACGAAGGAATGGAACTTCCGAGGACACGGAAAGAAGCACGGGAACGCATCGAGACCCTGCTCGGAGTCATCCGTGACGAGACGCAGGAGCTCGTGGACATGATCGATCCCATGGGGCAGATATGGTCACGGCTCATACAGGAGCGGATAAACAATCACCTGACAGAGATACTGCTGAACACATGCATTGTTAGCGTAGACTAACAGACAGCGCCACAGAGACGGTATACAACAGGAATATGCGGGGTGCAATTCCCCGCGGGCGCTTTAGACTCGAAACGAACGAAAGCACAACATGAGCATCGGGTCAGAAAAAACAGAAAGAAAGGAGAAGAAAGGATGACAATGGAAGACAAAGCCGATGCTCTCATGGAAATGCGGGAACAGGAAGAACGGGACGAGCTCCAGGCATGGGTGGACAGCCTCGACGAAGACGCGCTCTACAGTCAGGACGTAATAGACCGCCTGACAAACGCGGGCGACGCGATTACACACGGACGGATCAAGAGGGCGCTGAAGGACAGGGCAAAGGCGCTGGGCATAAACAAGACGGACTATGAAGGGACCCTGAAGGGATGCGGAGTTGCCCAGTACAAACCCAAACCGCAGGAGACGACGCAGGAGATACAGAGGGACAGGTACAGAGGACCGGGCAGTATCAATTATCTGGATTACATGAATGTGGATTCGAATGGAAACCCCGTGTCGGTCAAGCAGAATGCGATTTTTGAACAGATCAAAAAACACATCCGCATCATGATTTTTCACAAAAAACCGTACATTTACGAACACGGGGTTTTCGTGCAGGACACGGACGGAATTATCGACGGCACACGGATCAGGAAGAAAATCGAGGAGCTGATATATCCGGATCTCCGTACAGCGCGGATAAAGGATATGATTTACAACCGGTTTCTTCAGGACCCGGATCTGATTGTAGGCAAGTACGATGTCAATTGTTATCCCACGACGTGGATTAATTTCATTAACGGTATGTATGACGTGCGGTCGGGGATCATGTATGAGCACAGCCCGAAGTACAGGAGCATCAACCAGATCCCGATTTGCTATTACGACAAAGAGAAATACCCCGGCGATGTCGTGGAAAAATTCCTGAACGAAACGCTCACAAAACCGGGACAGAGGGAGCTTTTTGAAGAATACTGCGGAGTGGCGATGACGCCCAATCCCGCCGTTCAGAAATTTTTGATGCTGAACGGGCAGGGCGGAAACGGGAAGAGCATTCTGATTAAAATGTTCGACATGGTACTCGGAGACAGGAATGTAGTGCATGTCGGACTGGAGGAAATGACAAAAGATCGCTTTATGACGATTCGGATGCTCGGGATGCTCGGGAACAGTTGCGGAGATATCCGCACGGACAAGATTGAGGATTGCAAGTACCTGAAACAGCTGACAGGCGACGACCGCATAACAGGGCAGTACAAGGGCGTCAACTCCGAAGAATTCAGCTCATACGCAAAACTGCTCTTTTCCGTGAACGGTGTCCCGAAAATTATCGGGGAGGGCTCGGACGCGATTTACCGCAGGATGATGATACTGACAATAGATCACAAGCCCGCGAAGCCGGACTTTAACCTGTCGAAGAAGCTGGAAGAGCAGAAGCCGTATTTTATCGGTCTTTGTGTAAAGGCGTGTAAGCGGTTCTACGAGCAGGGCGGGTTTACGAAATGTAAAGACAGCGACGATGCCGTGATCAGGGCGCGGTACAACAGCTCTTCCGTGGACGCGTTCCTGGCGATGTGCGGATATGAACATGGAAATCGGGACGACAAGATTGTCAAGACGGCACTGTACAGCGCGTATAAGGATTTTTGTGAGGAGGAGGGACGGATAGCCAAGTCCAACCGCGACTTTTATAAAACTCTCCAGGACAAAGGATTCGACACGGAAGCAAAGAGCGGGGGCGAAAGATATGTCAGAGGCATTAAGCGCGTTCCCGGACCTGAAGAGGTTTTTCTGACGGCGAAGATGCAGGGAATGCCGGATATTCCGTATACACCGCCTGTTCAGGAGAGTATACAGGACGACGGAAGTATCATGGGGATGAGCCGTGAACAGATTGCCGAACACGTGAAGAAATTGCAGGAGGTACAGGCGCAGATATCGGCGCAGATGAACGCGCTGATGGCACTGCTGACGGACGGAAACGACCGCTGAAAAGACAGGGCGGGTAAGGGCAGAGAGGGTGACATAAAAGCGCCCTTCCTGCCCTGTTTTCATGTTTTCGGGGCAGAAAGCGGGGCGGAATGGCGCGGACGGTGGCGGAAGTTAGGCGTCGCGAACTCAGGGAAGACGGCGGGGACGGGGCGCAATTGAGGCAAGACTGGCGGATTTGGGACAGTTTTGTGGCAGAAAAGGGCGGGATTTTTTAAAACCTGCCCCATGAAAAAGCCCGTAATTATGCGGGTTTCACGTTCCTGAGGGCAGAAAGGGCAGGTTTTATATAACTCTTAATATAGGGAGAAAAAATAAAATATAATAATATTATTTTTTTTTATTTATATATATATATAGGGAATATACGCCGAAAACTTGCCCTTTCTGCCTCTCAGAGGTCATGGAGGGGGCGGAAACGGGCATAGGCAGAAGGGCAGTATAGGAAGGGAAGTGTCTCAAAGGAAGGCGCTTCTTTTTTTATATATATGCGGAGTTTCGGGGTAGAGAGGTGACTGATTGCATGTGCGGGGAACCGGAGAGCGAACAGGCGGAGGGGCAGAGCGGGAGCGGAACGCTTTCGCGGGCGGAAGGGTTTCTTCTTTTTATATGAGTGATGTCCGCGGAGTATTTGCCCCGTTACCCCACGGAGCCTCCCGAGAGCGCCCGGAGGAGTGAAGGGCGGAGGGTGGATGCGGTCCGGGAGTGCAGAGCAGGCGGGAGGGGCAGAGGTGGCAGGGATAAAGAACGTGACTGGCGGCAGCGCGTGAAGTGGCGGGCGATAACAGGCAGGGCGTTCACGCTCTCCGGCGGACTGAGCCCGTAAATATAACGGCGCCGTGCAGAGTGGTCCGGCGACAACGCCCGTCCCGGAAACCACATATTAGATAGGAGAACACACGGGGCGGACACCACGCGCCGAAAGAAAGGAGGGCGACCGCATGGCACACGGGATCCTGTATTCCTGTCCATACTGCGGAAGGATACACGCACGCGACTACGACTGCGGACACAGACCTACAGCACGGCGACACGGACGACACGACGAAACGAGAAGAGAAACGCGTTTCCACCATTCGGCAGGATGGGCACGGATGAGCCAGACGATACGAGACCGTGACCGGCATCTCTGTCGGGCATGCCTCGCAGGGCTGGACGGAACGGAACGGCGGTTGACATATGACGGATTGTCCGTGCATCACATCACACCGCTGACGGAGGACTGGGACAGACGGTTAGATGAAACGAATCTTATCACCCTTTGCAACCTCCATCACCGCATGGCGGAGAACGGGGAGATACCACGGGAAGAACTCTTCTCGCTTGCATCCAAAAAACCAGAACTGCTTTTCGAATAAAACCGTTGCGGAAAATACATATTAGTAGTGTAGACCCGTGGGGACATCCCGCCCGGTCATAACAAAGGGGCGTCACTTTAGCGCGCTGAAGTACCGCACGCCCAGGGTCCGGATACGGCTCATAACCCCACGAACGTTTTTTGGAAACGACAACAGAAAGGAGAAATACTATGGCACATGTTGATTTTGGAGCTCCCCTCCCGAATGAGACGGGGGAAGAGTTCCTTCTGGATTACACGAACGAAGAAAATGGCTGGTACTTATGGCTTGAAGTTCCGCAGGTACAGCGCAGATGGTGGCGCCGTGATTTCGACGGTTTCTCCGTCGTGATCGAAGAGGCGGAACATGCCGTCAAGACAAAAATGACCGGCGTAAATTTTCCGCGGACGACCATGATCATGCATATGTACATGATTGACGGAGATCTTCCGCTGGAGAGTTACGTCACCTGCAAAAAGGAAATTCTGGCACGCCTCCGTGATATTACCCGTGACGGCGGGACGGTCTGATGAAAGGAGGACGCGCATGAAAGTAAGAACGGACATTTTCGAAGAGCTCAATGACGCGGGTCTGATGCCCGGCGGTTTCTCCGCGGTTCCCGATGACCTGCGCCCGCAGGTGCTTGAAGAGGTGCGGGCGGTTCCGGGGCATGAAAATGATGAACAGCTCCCGGGACAGATGAGTGTATATGACTTCCCCGAGTATATGCCACAGCAGACGACGGAACGCAGGGGAAGAGCGGAAACAGAGGGAACGAGCACGGAGGATTGATGCGATGAGTTACGGCGCTGTTGCGGGAATATTTTTCATACTTTCGGCGATGGCGCTGGAACTGTTTTTCATAAGAGGCGATATCAGATGGCGGACTGTGGCTCTGTGGCTGTATGTGATCGGCGTGATTACCGGCGCCGCAGGCGCCGTCTGGATGCTTATAAAATAAGGAGGTAACGCCCATGAAAATGGACGAAAAGAAGGCGATACGGGGCGCGGATATGGACGCGCAGGCGCAGGAAATCATGCGGATAGCGGAGGCGTACAACGTCGAGAAGAACTTCTTTTTCAGAACCACGTTCGAAAGATACCTGGTACAGATAGAAACGCTTCGGAAAATCAAAGAGCAGATGGACGGTTCCGACATGCTCATAACGAAAGAGTACGTCAAGGGGAGATGTAACCTGTATCCGCATCCCGGGGTGGCGTCCTATTCTTCGGTTTCTACTTCGGCGAATCGGACGGTAGAGACGCTGATCAAAATTGTCAACACAATGGGGAGCACAGAGGAAACTTCAGGCGGTGAGGATCCTCTGCTGAAGGCGCTCCGCGGTGACGCGTGAGACGCCCTCTGCCGTCCTTGACACTCCCGCCTACACCTATGCGTCCGATGTAGTCCACGACCGCCTGACGGACTGTTATGGGCGTCCTACGAAAGCTCCGCGTTATGTGAAAAAACAGGCGCGGGTTTTTTTGAGAGTGGCGGACGGGAAAGACAAACGGTGGACCATATCGGACATGAAAGTCCGGCAGATACGGGGCATTTTGGACCTGATGATCATGCCGAAAGGATTGAAGGCAGGCGCGCCGTTCTCGGAATGCATGCTCGGATACCAGTGGCTGACTGTGGTCGCCGTCCTGTGTACGGTATCGAGGGAAGATCCGAACAAAAGACGGTATGAGCGCCTTGTCTTAGAGCTCGGGAGAAAATCGTACAAAACTTATACATGCGGAATTCTGTTCATTCTGCTGTTACTTACGGAACCGAGGTTTTCGAAATTCTACAGTGTCGCCCCGGATGGGGCGCTGTCCCGTGAGGTATATGACGCGATTTCGACAACGATAAAATCCAGCCCGGCTTTATATAAATGGAAAGACACGGAACGATTTTCTATAAGAAGAGACTATATTTCGTTTATCCCGCTTGAGAGCACATACTACCCGCTTGCATACACAACGTCCCGTTTCGACGGGAAGCTGCCTACGGCATGGCTGTCGGACGAGACGGCGGCGCTCAGAAGCGAGTATCCTCTTGAGAGTATGGCCAGCGGACAAATCAACATAAAAAACAAGTTAGGCATGGTCATTTCCACTCAGTATCCGACAAAGGTGAACCCCTTCACGGATGAACTGGATTACGCGAAAAAAGTGTTGGACGGCCTTGTAGATGACGAAACGGTTTTTGCACTTCTGTATGAACCGGACAGAACAAAAGCATGGATGACGGACGACGAGATACTGAGGCAGGCAAACCCCGCGAGCCTTGTCTCCGAGGAGATATGGGAAGACCTTATTAAGAAGAGGACCCGCGCGATAGAAATGCCGTCCGCGCGTGAAAATTTCCTTACGAAGCACTGCAATATTGTATACAGCGGGGGACGGACAGAAAGCTATATACAGATAGAAGCCGTCCGTGCGTGCAAAGTGGAAGAAATCGACTGGACGGGGCGGGAAGTATATCTCGGTCTGGATCTCTCCATAAGCACGGACAATACTTGTGTGGCGATGGTCGCAATGGATGAAGACGGGAAGATATTGGCGACAACGCATACTTTTATTCCTGAAGGACGAATTGAAGAAAAGGACCGTGAAGAGAAGTTAAGATACGAAGACTTCATCGAAGCTGGCATTTGTACCGCGTGCGGTGATAAAACGATTGACTATGCTGTGGTTGAAAAGTACATCACGGACATCGAAGAGACATACGGGGTGACGGTGGTCGCGGTCGGATATGACGTATACAATGCGATTTCCACGGCGCAGAAACTCTCGGATAAGTACAGCATGGTCCAGATAAAACAGCACAGCAGTGTTTTGCACGCACCGACAAAGTTTTTGAAAGAACATATACTGGAGGGCAATTTCGCATATACAGACAACCGGATACTTGAAATCAATTTTGAAAATGCCGTATGTGACAGGGACGCGAACATGGGAATGTATATCCATAAACGTAAGTCCAGGGGAAAAGTGGACTCGGTTATTGCGCTGATAGACGCCGTGTATTTATTACAGCAGGAAGAGCTGAATGAAGAGGCGGGCTTCGTAATCCAGACATAACAGTTTATTTTGAGCACCTTCTTAAAACCGCATATTCATTATGAAAACAGCACGGATAGTCCGACGGGACGAACGCAGGGAAGCCTTACCTGTTTCCGTGCTCTTTTTATAAGGCGGATACGAAAGGCGGTGTCATTATGAAAAGTTATTATGTCTATATTCACATCAATTTATGCAATTCTAAGAAGTACGTCGGTCTTACAAGCCAGCTCCCTGAGAAAAGATTTAATAACGGGAAGGGTTATCACGGTTGCACATATTTCAAAAATGCGATTAACAAATACGGGTGGGAGAATTTTGCACATGAGGTCGTTTGCTCCGGTCTGACAAAGGAAGAAGCCGAGGAGATGGAGAGGACCCTTGTTTCCTTTTTCAGGACAAACGAACGGGAGTATGGCTATAACCTTACAAGCGGAGGGGAAACGAACAAAGAACTTACAGAAGAGGCAAGAAGACATCTCAGTGAATCGCATAAGGGATATGTTATGCCACAGTCACAGAAGGATAAAATCCGTGATGCGTTAAAGGGTGAAAAGTCTCCTATGTATGGACAGACACACACGGAAGAAACAAGGCATAAAATCAGCAGGGCATTAACGGGACGGTACAGAGGAAAAAACAGCCCTAACTATGGAAAACACCTTCCGGAAGAAGTTAAAGAGAAGGTCCGCGCCACAAAGATAAGGAAGGGACAGAAGCCGTCAAGAAGGGCTATAGAATTATCTGTTGAAAAAACAAAAGGCGTTCCGCTTTCAGAAGAACACCGCAGAAAGATAAGTGAAGCCAAAAAAGGTGTGAAATTATCAGAAGAGCACTGCAAGCATCTTTCTGAGGTAAGACGCGGGCGCAAACTTACGGAAGAGACTAAAAGAAAGATCAGTCTTGCAGAAAAGGGGCGTAAACAGGGGGCGTATCAGCGCCAGAGGGTGAGCGAGGCATCTTCTAAACCCGTGAAATGTTTGACGACAGGCGAGGTGTTCAAAAACGGAAGAGAGGCAGCTAAAAAGTACAGCCTCTGTCCTGCGTCAATAAGTAACTGCTGTAATGGAAAACAGAAGACCACAAGAATGGGGAACGGAGTTTACTATACATGGTGTTTTATATGAGGACGTAACGAATAAAACCCCCTTACAAAACACATATTAAAGATGGAGCCGAAAAACAGGCTCCTCTTTTTTATGCGAAAAAGGGGGTTAGTTATGATGAACTTGATACAGGGCGATTGCCTGGAAAAGATGAAGGAGATACCGGACGGGAGCGTGGATCTTGTGCTGTGTGATCTTCCGTACGGGATCACGGCGTGCCCGTGGGACTCTGTTCTTCCTCTGGACGTTCTCTGGAAGGAATGGGAGCGGGTCGTGAAGAGTAACGGGATTATTGTCCTGTTCGGGACGGAGCCGTTCAGCACGACGGTCAGGGCGTCGAATCTGAGAAGATACAAGTATGACTGGATCTGGAAGAAACCGCAGGGAACAGGTGTCCTGTCAGCGAAACAGATGCCGATGAACGATTATGAAAACATCATGGTCTTCTATTCGTCCGATATTATGAACGACACGACGAACTTCTTTCAGAAATCAAAGGATTGGCTGATTTCCGAAAAAGAGAAAGCGGAAGTTGCGGGATGGAATATAAAAGAAGTTCTCGGGAATTGCATGGGAAGCCACTATTTCACGAGAAAGACGCAGTTCGCATTTCCTAAATACGAAGACTATCTGAAACTGAGGAGTACCGGCTTTTTCAGACGTGAATACGATGATGCAAAGCGTGAATACGATGATGCAAAGCGTGATTACGACGAGGCGAAGAAGGAATACGACGAGGCGAAAAAGGTCACTTACAATCCGCAGATGACGGAAGGAACACCGTTCAAAGGAAAAGACGAGGACGGATTTCTTACCATATACGGACAGACGCACAAGAAGTACGAGAACAACGGAACAAGATACCCGAAGAGGGTCATTGAGTTCGGCAGAGACAAACAGAGGGGTCTTCACCCGACACAGAAGCCCGTCGCCCTTCTCGAATATCTGATCCGCACATACACGAATCCGGGAGAGCTTGTTCTTGATAACTGCATGGGTTCCGGGAGCACCGGCGTCGCATGCGTGAACACGGGACGGGATTTCATCGGGATTGAGAAAGACGCGCATTATTACGAGGTCGCCTGCGAACGCATAAAGAGGGCGGAAGAGGAACAGGCGCTTGCATGCACGGAATGACATGAATGAAACAGCCCTGCGCCTTCTGCTCTCCGGGTAACCGGCGCGCTGCTAAAACGGAGAGGTAGCGGAGTGGTTCGGCAGCAACCCACATACAAAAACAGAATAACGCCTATATATAAGAAGAACCCCGGCTTTTCGCCGGGGCCTTCTTTTTAGAAAGGAGAGCACATATGAACAATGGGAGTTTTGTCATTTTAAAACATGCAGGAGGGTGAACAACGCGTCCCGCTCTTCTTCGGACATCCGCCGTACACGGCGGACGAGCGCCTCTTCATCTTCCGAGAGTGTCAGGGACGAGGCGGGAGCGGGCGGAGCCTCCTGCACAGAGGGCGCTTCTTCCGGTTCCGTCCATTTAGATGTGTCCGTTCCGAAATATGCGGAGAGTCTCTTCATCGCATCCGGTCCGGGCATGGACACGGCATTTGCCCATGACGATATGGAAGACGGCGGGGTATCGATTATCCTGCCTAAATCCTGCTGTGTCGTCCCCGTTTCCGACATCGCCCGCCGAAACCGCTTTGCCCATAACACGCGCGCCCTTTGACGCGGGCGGAGTGAGTCGAAGTTTTCCACCATTTCCGCGAATCTGCGTGGTATACCCGAACCATGAGCGGGCTGTCTCTCTACATCTACAACGACTTCATCGCCGTTTTTTGCTTTTATCACATACGTATCAATATCAATATCGGCCATCGTGCCTTCCTCCCTTTCCCTCTTTGGGCTTTCAGTATAACACGGCATGTTCATTTTTGGCAACATGTTTTTTGGATTTATTTTCGTTTTCTCGTTACCGATTAAGAATTACTTCATAATTTCTAAACTAATAATGAAGAAAATAACGCATTTTTAGCTTGATTATTGCAAAAATGCGCGGTATTATAATGTCAAGAAACGAAGAAACGAAACTTCAAAAACGAAACAACGAAAGAAAGGGGAAAACATTATGAGAAAGAAAGAGTACGAGGAACTGAAGAAGACAGTGGCAGAGGTGGAGCGTTTTGTCAGGAGCGCGGAGTACGTCAAAAACGTCTGGTTTTGGGAAGGCAACAACGGCAACGCGGACTGGCTGGAGTCAAGAGGAGAGGCTCTGAGCGACTACGCGGAGTGGGAAGAAGGCGGGCACAAGTGGACCGCAGACCTGACGGTGACGCTGACGAGGCGGTACACACGCGTTGACAGGGACTACAGGAAGGACGGAGAGAAGACGAATCTCAAGGCGATTAAGAACAGTCTCGCCCGCATGCAGAAGACACTGGACGAGGAGACGGAGAGGCGCGAAAAGCGCGAGGCACGGAAGCAGGCAAGGCTGGCGAAGCTGGCAGAGACGGCGCAGGCGGTCACAGACGCGGTAACGGGTGCGGAGCCGGAACCGGTCATGGCATGATGATGTGATTACCGGCGGCAGCTGCCGCCGGAAGGAGGGCACTCATGAGACCGCACAGAGAGATATATAAGGAAGTTGAATGGATTATGGCACAGCGGGCAGAGCCCGCGGAAAGGAAGGGAAGGATGACAAGAGCGGACATTACTGTGGAAACTTATGAGACTGGACGCGATGATTACCTGATTGATATCGTTCGGACATACAGCGCGGAGGACGGGGCGGTATCATATGAGGCATGGATCTACAGAAGGAACGGAGCGCTTAAAACGCATATTTTCGGATTGGACGACGTGAATTACGAAGAATTCAGGCAGTACGTTGAGGACATGATTGAAAAGACAGACGACTTCTCCGTCATCATGGCGGACGGAGATGAAACATAAAAAGGAGGAAACTTGATATGAAGAAAAGAGATATTATCAATACGGCGACATACGAGACGGGATACGAGGACTTCCTGATTGACGTGGTCGAGAAGTACGACCGCATGGGGCAGGAGAACGTATTCGAAATCTGGATTTATCGGGAAAGCATGGGAGTGAAGATGCTGGCATACGGAGTTCCGACAAGGACGAACGGAGGGAGATTTGACGGGTTCTGCGCCGGTCTGGAAGCGGATGATTTCGACGAATTCTACGACATATACGACGAGGAGGTGAGATAATGCAGAAATTCTCCCTGCGCGCAGCGCGCGCACAGGCGGGCTTCGGGAAAGCGGAGATCGCGAAAAAACTCGGAGTAGACCCTGGGACGATTTGGAGATGGGAGCGGGGGATGATGTCCCCGCCCGCGGACATTGCGGAAAAAATATGTAAACTGTACGGACTGAGTTTTGAAGACATTGAATGGGAGAGGAGGTAAGAGCATGGTGACAAGAACGGTAATCACGAAACCGGAGGGAATGGAAAACGCGGGATTCCACATTGAGGCGAGAGAGGAAGACGGCATCTACAGGTCATGGATTGTAGACGAGAAGACGGGCTTCAAGTCGATACTTTACGGAGAGAGGGCAGGAGAGGAAACGTTCGGGGAATTCGTCGAGTACTCCAAAGAGCTGGCGGAGGAATACGGAATACAGAGCGGACCGGATACGGAAGGAACATGAATAGCAGGGGCACACGCAGAAGCCCCTGTTTTTTTACAGAAATGTCTCCGCAAAATACATATTAATAGTGGCTAAAGTCTTTCTGAGCCCGACAATAGAATCTTGTTTGGAACCCCCGTTGTACTTTTCGGCGGGGGTTTCGACAAAAAACGGTCCGGAAAATACATATTAGTAATGAGGGTTGTAGAATCGGTTTCTTTCTTCATTCATCTCCTTTCTGTGGCGTCCCGCTGAATGGCAACAGCGGGGCGCTTTTTATTTACAAAAATTCGTTCGGAAAATGCATATTGATTATAGGAAGAGAGAGTTTCTTCCACGCATATTATTATCCTCCATACAGCCCCGCCGAAAACTTCAGCGGGGTTTTTAACAGAAATGCATTCAGAAAATGCATATTGTTATTGATGGTGAGAGACCTCTGACTGTCTTTCTTTTCATCTATTTCTCCTTTTTTGAAGACCCCCGTCGGTCGCCATACCGTCGGGGGTTATAAAAAGATCAGGAGTGTTAAATTTTTAACAGAGATACATTCAGAAATCACATATTTCTTTTGATACAGATTTTCCACGGAGGCAGAAATGGGAATTTTCAGCAGACGGAAAATTGAAAACAGAGCCGATGAGACGGCAGTCACGCAGTCCGAGTCCACGATGACGGCGGACAGCGTTCTTCTGTCTGCCCTTCTTTCCCCGTCCGTCATGACGAGGGAGAAAGCGGAACAGATACCCGCCGTGCAGGCGTGTCTGTCGCTCATATGCGGAACCATTTCGAGTCTCCCCGTTTATCTGTATAAGCAGACGGAGACGGGACGGGAGAGGGTCTCAGACGACCGTGTGAGGCTTTTGAACGACGAGACAGGCGACACATTAACATCGGCACAGATGTGGCGGGCGCTCCTTGAGGACTATTACCTGGGGCGCGGAGGATACGCGTTTATTCGTAAGCGCGGGAACAAAGTCACTTCACTGGTATATGTTCCGGACGAGAATATCCAAATCATGCGGAACGAAGACATTCTGAACCGCGACTACAGAATTGCGGTACAGGGGAAAACATACGAGGCGTTCCAGTTTTTAAAGCTCCTGAGACGGACGCGGGACGGAATGAAGAGCACGCCGATTACGGAGACGTCAAGTCTCCCGCTTTCCGTGGCATATTCGGAACTTAAATACGAGCAGTCTCTTGCTTCCAAAGGCGGGGCGAAAAAAGGCTTCCTTCAGAGTCCTAAGAGGCTGACGAAAGAGGCGATGGACGCGCTCCGAACGGGGTTCCGCAGGCTTTACAATTCCGACGATGAAAATGTCGTGGTGTTGAATGAGGGCATCACTTTTAAGGAGTCGTCCAGTACATCCGTGGAGATGCAGTTGAATGAAAACAAGCGGAGCAACTCACAGGAGACCTGCAAAATTTTCGGCGTTCCGCAGGCGATGGTCTCGGGGAATCCCAGTTCCGAAGATGTGAAAGCGTATAACCGCATGATAATGGCGGTGCTGTCCGATATAGAGTGCAGTCTGAACAGAGACCTGCTTTTAGAGGCGGAAAAGAAAAACGGCTTCGAATGGAAATTTGACACGGAAGCGCTGACGAGGGGCGACATAAAAACGAGGTATGAAGCGTATCAGGTCGGTCTGAACAGCAATTTCCTTCAGATAGACGATGTGAGACGGAAGGAAGGTTTGGAGCCGATAGGGTTCAGATGGCTGAGACTCGGACTGGACAGCGTCCTGTATGACCCGGAGACGGGGAACATCTTCAATGCAAACATGAACCAGCTTACAAATCTGGAACATCCGATACAGACAGCAACACAGACACCGACAACACCTACAGGAGGTGAAGAAAATGGCACATGACAAAATCAAGTTAACCGCCGAGCAGAGAGCGGACGGGTGGCACATTTCGGGATATGTGACGGTCCCGGGCAGAGAATCAAGACCCGTGCAGACGCCGTCCGGAATAGTCCGTGAGGTAATCGGGCAGGGGGTTTTTGCCGATGCAATTTCGCGCGCCGATGTGATCAGACTCCTGGTAGACCATAACACGGACCGCGTGTATGCAACCACGCTTTCCGGGCTCTCCCTTTATGAAGACGCCGTGGGGGTTTTCGCAGACGCGTACATTGACGACGAAGATCTGATTGACGCGATCAGGAACGGACGCGTGAAGGGGTGGTCATTCGACATGAGTAATGTTGAGGATGAGATCACGCCCGCGACCGACACGGAGCCCCTTCCGATTCGGCACGTGACGAAATTCGATATTTCGGAAATTTCGATAATCATCGATATGATCCCCTATTACAGCTCATCCAGTATCGAGGTCAGAGCGGACGGGGGAGAAGAGAAACGGGAATACCGCGGGACGGAAACAGAAACCGCCCTTGCGTTATCCGATACAGAAACCGACGACGGAGCAGAGGAGCGCGCTGACAACGACGAGACGGACGCACCCGCATATGATCTGTCGTCATACAAAAGCAGGCTGGAGAGCCTGAGAAAGTGAGGGTTGAGCATGTTTAAAGCACTTACAGAAAAAAGGGCCAGCCTGGTCGACGAAATGAATTCGATTCTCGTAACGGCTGACACCGAAAAGAGAGCAATGACAGAAGAGGAGTCCGCCCGTTTCGACGAGCTGGAAAAGCAGATCCAGCAGGTTGACGCGACCATCGAAGCGGAGAAGAGAGCACGCGCGATGATGTCCCCGGACCCGGAACAGGCGGAAGCCGAGCAGAGGGCAGAAGAGGATGTGGAGACGAAGGAGCGCAAAGCGTTCGAAACATACCTGCGCGGTATGGTCAACGGCGAAATGAGAGCGGAGAGCGCCCTCGTTGCGGGATCCAACGGCGCGGTTATTCCGACGACCATTGCCGACAAGATCATCTCCAAGATCAAGGACATCTGCCCGGTTCTGGCGCTGTCCGATGTGTACAACGTATCCGGAAACCTTGAGATTCCGTACTACGAGGAAACCGAGGAGGGGACCAAGTACATCAACGCGGCGTATGCGACCGAGTTTGAAGAGCTTGAGAGCCACAGCGGAAAACTTCAGGCGATTGAACTGAAAGGATTCCTGGCAGGGGCACTCGCGAAGATTTCCAAGAGTCTGATCAACAACTCCAAGTTCGACGTTGTCTCTTTCGCCGTTTCCAAAATGGCCGAGGCAATGGCAGCGTTCATCGAGAAGGAAGTCCTGGTCGGGACCGAGAACAAGGCGGAGGGTATCAGCTCTAAGACTCCGGTCAACGCAGGTTCCACTACGGCGATTACCGCCGATAACCTGATTGACGTGCAGGAAGAAATTCCGGACGCGCTTCAGGGCGGGGCTGTCTGGGTCATGAACCGCAAGACAAGGACCGCGATCCGTAAGCTGAAAAATGAAGACGGCGACTATCTTCTGAACCGCGACCTTAACGCAAGGTGGGGATATACCCTTCTGGGACATGACGTTTATTGCTCCGACAGCATGCCGGCAATCAGCGCAAACGCCGTTCCGATTGCATATGTGAACTTCGGATCCGTGGCGATTAAGTTCTCCGAGAACATCGAGATTCAGGTACTCAGGGAGCGTTTTGCTACCCAGCACGCCGTAGGTGTTGTCGGCTGGACCGAATTCGACAGCAAGATCGAGAACGCGCAGGGCGTGGCACGTCTGGCAATGAAGACCGCCTGACGGAGGTGATCCGTTATGGTGATTAGAGTTAAAACGAGTTTCTGCGGGGCCCTTTGTGGCACCCGCGGACAGGTGATGGAAGTGACAGACGAACAGGCTCAGGATCTCATCCAGGCGGGGTACGTAGTCGCTGTTGCGGATGTGAAACCGGAGGAAGAGCTGAAAGACGCGGAAGCGCCGGAAGAGAAGCCGGAGACCGCTGACAGCTCTCCGGATACCGTGGCGGTAGAAACCGCGGAGGAGCCGGAGGCGGAAGAGCCGAAAACAACGAAGAAGAGCAGGAAGAAATGACGGAACCGCGAAAGGAGGGCGGAAACATATGAAGGTCAGTGACATCACGGCGCAAAAAATTGCCGAATATCTCCGTTTGGACGATGCGACCGACACCGCCCTCCCCGCGTTTCTGGAATCGGCGAGGGCGTATGTACGGAGTTATACAGGGCTCACGGACGAAGAAATAGACGAGCATCCCGACTTTGTCGTTGCCGTTCTGGTACTCATTCAAGACTTCTACGACAACAGAACCATGACACCGAGTAACGGAAACGTGAACCGTGTCATCGACGCGATCCTGAGTATGCACGCGGTGAATCTGGTCTGAGGGGGGTGACGGCATGAACGTGAACCCGGGAGAACTGAACAAGCGCATTCAGATCATCAGATACACGGAGAGCAGAAATCCGAACGGTTTCCCTGTCGGAAAGACGGCGACAGTTGTTCGGACGTGCTGGGCCAAATTCAGCACGAAGAGCGGAACAGAGCTCTTAAGGAGCGGTTCCGAAATTTCGGAAGCGAAACAGCGTTTCTTAGTCCGTGACAACGGCACGGAAATCGTTCCGCATATGGTCGTCCGATACAAAGGCAAAGAGTACAACATCGTGTATGTGAATTCGTACGGAGACAATGGCGAGTACATCGAAATCTGGACGGAGACATCCGAGAGAACGGGAACGGCGAGACAGGGGGTATGACTATGGCAAGAGCGGAAGCAATCGGATTTGAGGACCTGAACGCGATGCTTACACGAATGGCAAATTGCTCAGAAGTATGCCTCCGCGCCGTTCAGGAAGCAACGCCGGTCGTGGAACAAGCCATGAAGCAGGCAACCGCATCGGCAATACATAACGGTACGGGCGCCCTTGTAGCGTCTCTTCAGGCGACACAGGCAAAGAAGAATCGATGGGGGACGTTCTCAGTTGTTCGTCCCGTCGGTGTGGACAAGAACGGAGAGAGAATGGGCGCGCGGTTTGCCTATCTGGAGTACGGCTCCAAGAAGCGGAATCTTCCCGCCCATAATATCCGCGCAAATGCGAAACACATGGCGGAGCAGAGGGTCCATGACATCATAGAGCGGAACTTGAAAGAGGCGTTCGAGCAGTAAGGAAGGAGGGGCGCGGAAATGGCGGAAACATTAAATGCGAAGATCATGAGAATATTCAATTCACTGTCCATCCCATGCGCTCCGAAAATGTACAAAGGGACGGCAAGCGAATACGTATATTTCCAGTTTGTCACGACTAACGGCGACGACTACGGAGACGACAGAGCGCGGGCGGTCGTGAGTAACATCCAGATTCACTGGATTACCCCCGCCGATTACGATTATCTGGAAAAAC